GTATTAAATACAGGATTACTTATCTTACCAGTAAGCATAGGCAATAACTGATCTTGTTCTTTTAACTTGTTATCACCTGTTAAACGAACAAGATCAGTTATTGCCTATGCTTACTGGTAAGATAAGTAATCCTGTATTTAATACTTTAATGCAAGATCCTGACTTTAGTGCTAGTATACTTAATAACTTAGAGTTTTATAAAGAAGCTATAATTAATACTATTCCTGATGGATTAGAACTTACTATGTCTAATGGATTATTTTATTATCCTAATGATACTAGAATTAATAAAAATGTTACTAGATTAAATAATTATATCTTAATGAAAGCTAAGACTGAGAATAAAACACCTAGTCAAATATCAGAAGATATTCTTAATAATGAGTTCCCTATGTTTAACATTAAAGGACAAGCTCCTAAAACAACTCCTACCTCTAATACAATAACAAAGGAAGAGTATGATAAATTACCGAATGGTGCTACTTATACTGCTCCTGATGGCACTGTTAGGACTAAGGGATAATATGGCTGATTGGTGGATAGCAGATAAAGTAAAAGAAACAGTAGAAACTGTTAAAGAAAGTGCTAAAATAGCACAGGATTGGTGGTCTCTTGATGCTTTAAAAGAAGATAACGTACAACCACAAGTTGTTGCAAAGCAACCTATTAATAATACTCAAGTATTAGATGCTGATACTATGGCAACACTTTATAATACTGAACAGGGTAAAAATCGTGATATTTGGATTAAGAACTATAATACTTTAGAACCTAAAACTGATCAACAGGTAAAGAACTTAGAAGAATTTAATACTAATTTTGATATGCAAGCTCTTAAAGTTTATAAAACAGAGCTAACTAACTTAAATAAAGATGGTTATACTACTGAAGAAATTAAAGCAGCTGCGGGTAAAACTTTTGGTTCTGAATCATCTTATGGAATTAAGGAGCAATCACTAGATAATCCTTCTAAAGTACATGGTGATATGCAAGTTAAGTATAGTAGTTTTATAGATGCAGCTAAACAAGGGTATCTTGGAAAAAAATATGGAGAATTAGTAAAGAAAACACCAGAACAATTAAAAAATATGTCTTATGAAGAGTTTAAAACTTTAATGAGAGACAATAAATCAGCTGCTCAATTAGCAGGGATTGGTATTTTATTACAGAAATTAAGGAATAAGGAAAATAAAAAATGATTGAATGGAAGGAACTGACGTTCCCCCCTATCAACCTTTGGACAGTTAAGAGTAGACAAACTGAGTCTTAGGAGGTACTTTAACTACCTTCACTGGAATCTCTAGCTTCTGAGCATACTTGATAGCATACTCTGTACCCTTACTGTGTGTATTCCATATTGCTAGTAAAGCATCTGCATTGTTTATAAGTTGCTTCGTGCGAACAAAGAAATACTTACTATCAAAGTTAGATGTGGGATCTAACAAATGATATGGAAGGAACCTGATTATATCTATATCATGAGACTGTGCATAGTGAGCTACTGTAGGATCAATACCTTTAGCATCTCCAATCAATACACAACTCGGATTTAATTCCTTAACTACTTTATCTACTGACTTCAGTATTAAAGCATCGTCTGTAATACTTCTACTACCTAGAATAGCTAACTTCATTATGGATACCACGCAAATTGAAAACGAACTATAAACAAATCTATTAACAAATAGCTAATAGCTTCATCATTAACTACACCATCAGTGAACTCAAACCCAAGGTGTACTCCTAGTATTGGATAAACAGTTAATCTCATATTTCACAACTCCCACCTGTACAGGCTAATGTTTGACTGCCTTCAGTAAAGTCATCTTCTTCTAAGAAAGATGTCCAATCAATTTCTTGTGGAGTAATCTTCTTCAAAGCTTCATACTCTTCTTTGCTGCAATCGGTATAAGGTGCTTGTACATAAGTATGATCACTATGAGGTAAGAAAGATATACCACTAATCTCATCAAAGTATTTCCATACCCAAGTACCTACTTCCATCCACTCATCATCTTTAACGGAGATCGTTACAGAAGGTTTATGTTCACACCAGTGACGTTGGTATACTAACCAATTCTCTAACTGCTCAATAGCTGTCATGTCATTCCTAGTAATAGCTCCTTTAGGTGCTTTCATAGGGAAGCTAAACACTGATGTACTATCTGGTCTAAACTGTTCTGGCTCTACTTGTACCCCTTTATCAGTTAAGAACTGAGTAATAGGATCTTTGTTATCCATACGGATGGTTCTTATATAGTAGTCGTTATGACGAGCATGTATGCCGCTAGCACTATTAACAAGCTGAGACACAGTCCCAGAAGGTTTAACACACGTAATACTTCTTGATCGTGGGATGTCAAGCTTGTCTGCGTATTTGTGATTGGTTCTTCTAGCATGATCTTTTAACCTCTCTAGTAGTTTAGGATCAGGGTTAGCTGTTATTTTAGCATCCATGATACCTGTTAATGAAACACCCAGTAGTCTTTCTTCTGACGTATTCTTAACCCATTCTGCTGATAAGAACTGAAAGTTAGTTAGATTACTCTGTAATGTACCTAGTATAGTAGCTAGTCTTACTTTGTTAGCTAAGGTTTCTTCTGTATCACCATTACGTACTACTACCTCTGTGAGGTTACAGAACTGTTTATCACGGAGAATGATCTCTGAACAAGGATTAGTACCATAGTTTAGATTACGATCTCTACCCTGCTTGGCTGCTTGTACTTGTGCAGCAACTCTATTAAAGATACCACGTTCTCCTGACTTAGACTTAACAAGAGATACCCATTCTTCCATGAATGTTTCCATATCAGGCTTCTCTGTGTAAGCTACTGAGTTATTAGCTAACCCTCGGTATGCAAAGTCATTGTACCATGCACCCATTTTAGCCTCTCTCATGCGTTTATCTGTAAGATTTGATAGGGAGATAAGGGCTGATCTTCTAACACCACCAACAACTACTATCTCTCCAACCATACAGACTATATCATGGACCTCTATTGAGTTTAACTTACGTCCTTTAGCATGTTTAAATGTATCTATAACAAAGTCAAACAATCTTTTAAGAGGTTCAGGACCACTAGCTCTACCACCAAATGTCTTGAGACGTGCACCAGCAGGACGTACTTGTGAGTAGTCTACACTAGGTATATCTCCTTCCCATAGGGACGACAGTAACTTCTTAAAGGCTTTCGCCCATCCTAACTTACTATCACCAACTACGATGACATCATCAACAACTGATAGTTCAGCTGGGATCTCTGGTAGCTTGGCAATTTCTTGTCGTTCACAGCTGAATCCTACACCAGTACCATTCATCAATATGTACAAAGCTTCACTAAAGGCACGCTTGTTATTGATGGCTAGGTATGAACAGTTATATGCTGCAATGTTATCTCTATCACATGCCTCACCAGCAGACATCATAAGTCTCATTGATGGCATGATCTCAAGGTTATACACAGCCTCTCTGATCTCTTTAAATTCTTTATCTAGTCCTGCATTTTTAGATTGTAAGTAGTTTACCATTCTATCTACTGTTTCTGCCCAGGTTTCTCGTCTTTTGAGTTCTGGTATATATCTTGCATAGCGTGAGCTAGCAATTACCGATTGGTATACATCCATGTTTCTTATCTCCTAATCTATATCTTGGTTAAATAAATCTAATACAGAATCTTTTTCTAAATCAATAGCTAATGATTCTAAATCTTCCTCTATCTTATCTTGAAACTTGTTAACGAGTTCATCTGATGTGATGTCAAGCACTTCCAGTAATGTAGTCTCGTCTAGTTTAGATAATTCTTCACAAACTTCCTTAAACGTAAGCATGTTATTATGACCGACCTTCCACTTTGTTATCAATAGTTTTCCCACATGATTGACAAAGTACGTTGTTTTTATTATCCTGTTTAAAATCACAGTGATTACAGGTTAGTGATCCAAAGATTGCATCATAGTTATCTTTGTATTTCTTTGAGGGCACTTTGCTACGCATGATTGCCCCAGTGATTTCATAATCATTAATACTATTACTCATGTATTTCCTTTCTTGTTGTATCCCAGTCTACAGGTAGATGAACATACTCTTCATTAAGACAACGATAACCATCACTAGTAACTAGAGGATCAAAGTGTACTATGTAATACATATGTGCTTTATCACATGATGTAAAATTACCAACGTATTGTTCATACGATGCACCAAATGGATCTAATAAACTTACTAGTAATAGATATTCTGCTATCATTTCTTTTTCTCCTGTGGACAGTAACCAACCATGTTGAACTCACCTTCTAATGTATCTATAGAACACCACCACTTCTTAGCATCCCATATCTTGGCAACCTCACCACACTTATTACAAACTCTTTTTTCTTTAATTTTTACCATTTCTTTTTATATCCTTTAACAATTCTAAGTAATGAATTGCTTTATCAAGATCTTGTATACCATTCTTATCTCTCCAACGGAGAACATACTTGATCACATTACCCTCAATAAAAGGGATATTGTTTTTTGTTATAAACTCTATAGGTTGAATCACATATTGTTTATAATGATTACCACCTACTTGTTTTTCTTTAGCTATATTAGCTCTTATTGTACTGTTCTTCATATTAATATTATAGCATATAAATACACAAAAGTCAAGCTATTTCTTGTACTTTCTTTTTAGGTAGTGCAATGGTATAGCACATTCATCAAATGAACCATTGTCTACATTGTGTAACATATACAATCCTCTCCAATGTTGGTTAGTCTGATGTGATAGATAGTTCTCATCATGTAAATAACAACTACCACTAATGATTGCAGTCATCTGTTTACCTGTCGCATTCTGCCCATAGGCAATTGAATGTCCTTGTTGATGTCCTGCAACGCAGCTCATATGTTTCTTAGTAAGCAAAGCATTAGCTGATGTTACAGGTCTACCCATAACGCCACTAGCAAAGTAGTGCGAGTAGGCAACACCATCTATTTCTTTAACCTCAAGAAATGGTACTACTTCCCATCCTGCTTCTTCGTACTGTAGATCATCAAAAGATATAAGACCATCTAACTTTCTATCATACTCAATTGCAGTGTTGATACGCTGCTCATGGTTACCCATAGTCAGTACCATCTTAGGCTTGTATAACTTCTTCTTAGCCTTAGCTAGTCTGTTGTTCAAGGCATTCATAGGAGCGAGTAGTGCTTCCATACCTTTATGTACAGCACGTATATCAGCCTTGTAGGTCCTACCTTCAAACGATTTCTTACCTACATCATAGCTTGATAAGCTAGGCATATCAGCAAAGTCACCAATCATTACTATAACTTCTGGTTGTTTGTCAACAATGTATTTACCTATCCAAGACAAGTAAGCCAGACTAATGCCTGGCTTTACTTGGGTGTCACCAATTACTAAATGTTTCTTCATTACGTATGCTCCTTAACTATTTGCTTATAAGCTTTGATCCAATCTTTTCTAAAGTCTAACCATAGAAAACCTTCTTTCTCAGCCCAATTACTATACGATGTCTTACTTCGTTTAGTTATCTTATTATCAGGATTCATAAATAAAAATATAATTATGACACCTGGATTACACTCTTTAAACCATACCATCTTTTGACGTGTAGCTAAGTCAAGCTTACCCTTAGCTTCTATGTATACATTCTTAGCCATCTTAAAATCAGGATTATATTTCCTTATCTTTTCTGGCTGCGTGTATTCAATCACATCTGGTTCATACTTGACACTTGGAAAATGTTTCTTAAGTTCTGCCCAAGCTTTTATTTCTAACTTACTTTTGAATATAGGCATTAAATCTATCTCTCCAAACATCATCTTCATGTTGCTGAATCCATAGACAACTTGCATTCATAATAAACTCTTCATCATTGCCATAGGCAGCACGTACAGTATTAAACATCTCTTGCTCTGTAGTGCAGTCAGCTAACATTTTCTTTGCTGTTTTATCACCAACCTTTTCAATACCTTTGATGTTATCTGCAGTATCTCCTTTAAGACATTGCTCAAAGAACAGTCGTAGTCCTCCGAGCTCAGTCTGGTCAGTCCATTTGTCAGGCTTAACCCAACCCTTACCTTTAATTTCCCATGAGAAATGTTTACCAGGTATCATGAGCATATCTTTATCTAAGGATACAATCACAGTGTCATCTGTTTGATTGATACCCATAGCATCATCAGCTTCTATTCCTTCAGGTGCTAATTCAGCTCCCATCTCTTCTAGTGCATAGTCTCTCAATGCTTCTAAATGGATTGGTTTAGGGGCAGTTCTGTTAGCTTTATATTCAGGATAGATTGTCTTACGAAAGTTAGACTTACCTGACAAGAATGCACGATACTCTGTACATCCTGTCTTAGTAAGTAGTTCATCTAACAACGCATCTGCTCTATACTTAGCAATACCAAAGTCATCTTGTTCTGCACTTGCAGCACATCTAAAGACAACTAAGTCATGGTCAATTAATGCAATCATGTTTATCCTTGTAAAGGTGGTAGCTCTGTTAGTTGTTCATCTAAAATGTAATCATAAACAACATCGTCAACAGGTTCAATCTCAAGTAAAGGAACATTGTCTGCTTCTAAATGATCCCAAGATTGTACTGCTATTACTGATGATTCATATGAATCTACTACATAAGGTTCAGGTATAGCAGGTGCTACAATGGTTACTACTTCATCTCCTACTATATCATAAACTCTTTCTTTTTGTACTAAGTACACTAAGAGTAGTAGAGCAATAGCTACTGCTATCGCTCCTAATAAACTTGCTCTATCTCTATCTTCCATAGTTTCTCCTAGAATGGTATGTCCTCAATTGCAGAAAAGTCTTCAGCTGCTGTAGTGGCAGCTTGCCCTAACACATAAGCTTCATACTGTTTAGCTAAAGCAATGACTTCACTTGGATTACCTTGTGTAGTATTGCTACCTGCTAAAGCTAGTGTTGCTACTGCATTAGAGATAGATGATTGACGGACTATCATTACTTGCCTTGCAGCACGTTCATCCTTAGTCTCGTAGTTACTACCTGTTACACGAGTTGTAGGAGCACTTGCCTTAGCTTGAGGAGCTGCTGCAGTATCACCACCACGATTGTCTGTAGTAGTATCTGCATCACCAACTGCTGTCCATTGCCAATAACCATTAGCATCTTTTTCAGTGCTAACATGTACGACATCACCTTTTTGCCATTCTTGAGCAGCTTTAAACACGGCAGGGTTAGCGAATGACATCAGCTTTTTAGACTGTGCTTGCCCTTGATCGTTCTTGTACATGATTTCTAATGATTGGTATTGTCTACCATTCTTAGCAGCATGTGTGTTTAAGCTTGATACATCTACAACATTAACTTGCATATAAATCTCCTATAAAATTATACATCTTCTACGTTACCCCAGCTATTACCTACTTG